ACACTTGAACCCACATCCCACAACAATGGTCCACTACTCTTTTCCGATTTCCATGAAACATCCACACTTAAACCCACATAATATTTATACACCCAACACAGTCCACACACATATTCTGTATTTTCCTTACGCGTATTAAAATTGAACTCTTTTTTTACCTTTTACATAAGGTATATATTTTATAAAATCATTTATTTACCGAAACCAAAAAATGAGCATTCATCAAAGTGAGAATTATCCTGTCATGCAACAAAGTGAGAATTATCCTGTCATGCAACAAAGTGAGAATTATCCTTTACCCAAATTCAAGATCCAGATTGGTCACAAATCCATCAAGGGAACCGGTCGCCAGAACCAGGACGATATCTTTGTCATTCAAGAATCCGACGCCTACATATTTGGCGTGGCCGACGGACACGGATACTATGGGTCATATAACAAGGACCGCGTATCCACTGGAAAAATCGCATCGTCTGTTTCTAAAAAATCCACCCAAGATTTCGTGCTTGCAAATACCGCATTGTTGTCCGAAAACCCAGTCGAATTCTTAGAGAAATGTTTCGAATACGTCCAGGAGAACGTAAGACAGGCATTCGTGAAGGATATCCAACAAAATGAACCCATTTCTGAAGTAAGTGTAAACGAAGACGGTGTCCCAATTGCGCGCAAACACAGTTTTCAAAACTTTTCGAACATGACTGGCGGTTCAATGTTGTCAATTGCCGTGCTGAAAAACGGTGTCCTCTATATTGCAAACGTCGGCGATTGCGACGGCCTTCTCTGTGCAAAGACCCCCATTCTCAAACAAACCAACATCAAATATGAAAAAGACACAGCGCAAGAAAAGTCCGTTGTATACACCGACGAAACCTTAACCGAGAATCTTGTTATCACGCGTGACCATTCGCCAGACAATATGGAGGAATACAAAAGGATCCGTGGTTCCGCGAAAGACCCGAGTTTAATGTTTATTTACGACGAACAGTCGCGAGAAAAGCCGATGTGCGAACCGATATTTGAAGACACGGTGGATGGACCCGCGATAAGACCGGACATCCGATTTTACTACAAAAACGTATCTAAAGACAAAGCGACCTATATAACAACCCCCTTTGACGCACAGTATCGCGATGCACTTGCTTCCACCCGCTCGATTGCGGATTTTAACCTGAACAAATATGGTCTTTCGGCCAAACCAGAAATCCAATCGGTCGATTTGAATCATTTGTTGCATGGCGACCCTTTATGCCTGGTGCTTTGCTCGGACGGAGTGTGGGATAATTGGATAACGAACCATGTGCAAAAGTTCGTGATGGACCCGAGTTGCCTGAACGCAATCGCGACCAAACCAGACGGTGCACAACGAGTGGTGGATTCGTTTATGAATCGAAACGATATCTTTGGGAAAAAGAACTTTGGTACGAGTTATGACGATGCGTCGTGCGTCATTATGTATATAATCCCTCAAGAAGAAGAAGAAGACCAAGGAGCCAGCGCGGCACTTGACGCCAGGTTAGAAGCGCTTTACAAAACAGAAACAATATTCATGGAGATGACACTTAGTGAGCCGGAGGAAGACTGTGACAGAACCGATTTTGAATAAATACTAAAAAATAAATACTGATATAATTTTCATATAATTTTCATATAATTTCATATAATTTCATATAATTTTCATATAATTTAATTAAACAAACAAACAAATGGGAACCAAGGTTCCTTAATGGGAAACCTTTTTTTTTAAAGATCAAAATGCGTAAAAGGTGAAACCTGACGGTTTATAGCTTCGCTGAATACCTTGGTTCCCTTTAAAATTGAACTCTTTTTCTGCAAAAATAATAAAGACATATAATTATAAACTTTGTTAAAACAACTATTAACTAAATTACGATGTCCTACACGAACAACTCATCTATAAACACCAAATTTTGCAGTCATTGCAAAATGACTGGAAAGACTCACGCCGAGTACACTTCCCACTATGTCCGCAAGACCCGTGACCAAACCAGTAAGATAACCTGCCCCGATCTTTTGACACGCATTTGTGTGAACTGCCCTTCATCCAATCACACTTGGGACCGTTGCCCTTTGACGAAAAACTCTTCGTTTAAATACCCATACAAGGTTCTGAGAGAAGAACCGGTGTCTACCGTAAACACTCCCGTAAACAAGCCGAGTCCTCCAGTAAAAAAACCTGCTTTTAACAATCGATTCGGGTGCCTAGACGAGGAAGATGTGCCACAGTTGAATTTTGACCCAAGGCAGTTGAATTTTGACCCAAGTCAATTAGATAACCTCACTCCTGAAGACCAAAAGCTGTGTATTGGCGAGGAGATATACGCAAAGGTCGCGCTGAAGAATCGAGCCAGGGCCGGTCTGATTACTGGAATGTTGCTTGAGTTTGACATTCAAGAAGTGGTTGCAATATTCAACACACCTGAAAGATTCGATTCCATTGTTCAAGAAGCCAATTGGGTTCTTGATGTTGCCGTATAACTGTATAATATTATATTTTGAAAACCCGCATATTTTAACCGTATATTTTAATTAATTAATTTGCAAGAGATCATAAAATTGATCTCTTTTTTTGTTGTTTAAATTAAATTATAATTTAAATAACAATCATTAAAAATGAAAGGATTTGCATCATACACGAAAACCGGCAGGGGAATTGCAATTGGCGAAGCAATCGGCAAAAGCTTATGCAAAGGAGGAGGAGGAACAAGACCCCACCAATACAATGTTTCCATCACAAAAACCAAGATTGAGATTTTGGACGGCCTTTGTAAAGACCAAAACGGCGAATGGATCAAGGAAGACCTTGTTCGGTTGACGCCATTCAACGACCCCAGCAATATTTACACGGGCACTCCCGAAATATGGGTTAAAAAGTCCAGACTGGACGATTGCTATTTTCACGAATCCATTCAAAATGCGATTCGATGCGCATTGTTGGAAAGGGGTGATGTCAAAATTTACAATAACGGGCAACTACTTATTACTGCAAATTACACCGAAATCATTTTGACAATTATTATATTATTCTTCTTCATATCATACTTATTTTGATGAACTTATAAAAAATGTTTTTTTTGCAAAAATAATAAAGATATTTTAAACTACTATTTTATAATGGCAACTCCACATAATTTTGACGACATTGACGAGATAAAGGACTTTTTCGCAATGTTAAAAGACATTCAATTCGCAATATTAGAAAGCAAATTAGAAAGCAAAAAACTAAAGAAACCCATTAACCAAGAAAATTCAGTGCAAAGGTTTATGCCTCTCGAAAATCCGGCAACCTATTCATACCAAGACCTTTTAACACACTTGACGGAAATGCTCGGAGGCTCGGAGCAGACAAAATTTTCAATCACACCTGCACAAATCTCTCGATTCGGTGTAAAAAAGACCGCGTTTTCAAATTTTGTAGAAATATGCGATTCGTTCAACCGCGACAAGACCCATGTGAACAACTATTTAATGTCGGAATTGGGAACAACCACATCCGAAGACGCAAAGGGGCGTCTACTGATTAAAGGGAAATACAACCAGAAAAACATTCATAAAGTCTTGGAGAAGTATATTTTAACGTATATTCAATGCAGTATGTGCAAGTCTCTGAATACGCAGATTAGCAAAAACATGGCAAACCGGTTGTATTTTCTGGAATGTATGAATTGCGGGTCCAGCAAATCAGTCGCATCCGTGAATAAATGTTTCCATGCCACCACAAAACAAGACCGCATGGAAGCACGCATCGAAGCCCGTAAATAAAATACGGTTAAGAGCAAAGTTTCTACCCCTTGAAATTGAACTCTTTTTCTGCTTTTTTATAAAAGTATATAACTTATCCTATTTTTATAAAATGAACACTTCAAATGTAATTGGCTACATTGCATTCGCATATTGGGCGCTCAAGTCCAAAAAATCCATTCGAGAGTGTTTCAAACTCGATGGGTCGATAGAAGCCATCGAAGAACACGTAAACAATATAATCAACGACGATGCGCTGACCCAGGAGCTACGTAACATCATTGCTCCATTAAACAACGTGGTAAACAACGTGGTAAACAACGTGACGAAAAACAAACCCAAGAACAAAAAGAAAAAGGAATGTGTTGCAAACAATACGCACATTTTACAAAACATAGAGGCATACAAGACAAGCGCGGAGGAAGCGCAAAAATACGAATCACACTGTCACAATTGCGGAAAAGACATCAGTATCGGTCAAAGATACTGCGACAAAGGATGTTTCAAATTCGTAGAAGATTTCAACTACGATTGCTATTGGGGCAAATCGTGCAAAATGTGCCACACACATAAAGAATACATTGTCGCAACACGCAATTTCGAATTTTCCGGAAAGACATATTGGATCGACAATGACAAAAATGTTTATAACGACGAACATGAAAAGATTGCGATGGAAAGGGAAGGTAAACTCATTTATGTGTAAATAATACATATTTTAAAAAACTACTATGCGAGTCATAGTAGTTTTTTTATCAGTAACAAAGTCACAAATTTTACCAGTCACAAGTTTTACCAGTCACGAATCACGCATTTATGCTGAGGAGCATTTGCGGAGGTTAGTCCTGTTTTATTCGACTCATCTATTTTTTCAGATACATTTTCAAAAAGCTGGTTGCCTTGTTCTCCTGAAAAAAAGTTGTCGAAAAAGCCTTTGGATTCTTCTTTTGGTTCGCTTTCGGGTGCTTCGCTTTCGGCTTCGCTTTCGGCTTCGCTTTCGCTTACGGGTTCTTCTACAGGTGCTTCGCTTATGGGTGCTTCACTTACGGGTGCTTCGCTTACGGGTGCTTCGCTTACAGTCTGAAGACGTCTTTCTTCAAACAATGCATATAATTTTTTCATATTTTCTTCTGGTATTTTTACAATTTTATCTAAAAAATCTTTAAATATACGGTACGGCTGGGTCTCCGATTCTTTTGAATTTTTTTTGCTCATTATACATAAATTGTATAAAATATTTTGACCATTATTAAAGATTTGCACCGTATAATTTATTTGCACCGTATAAATTATTTTATGAATGGCAACACATAATGGTTAAAATGCGCCGGTTCTTTCTCCGGATGAAACTGAAACCCAATCCATTTATTTGTAGCTGCGATGTTTATGAAGTCGTCCATTCGCGCAACAATTGTCCACGGATTCGGCAGTTTAACAACACGGTCATGGTGGTTAAAGTGCAATTGTTCGCCGGTTTCGGCTAGACGTTGGCCTCTAAAAAGGGAACCTTCCACCAATTTACCGCCGGTTTTAAATGCTAAATACTGGAACCCAAAACAGATTCCGATGATTTTCACGTTTTTTTCAAGAAGGGTTTCCAGAATGGGGATATCGTTTTCTCTCAAGATTCGTTTTTTAGAACCGGTGATGATTATCTTTGTCGGCATTGGATGATTTTGCAAATAGGATTCAAGACCGTCGTATTTGACAATGTCGTATTTGATGCGATTTTCGTCCAATCTCTTAACCAGGTCCTTTCTGAAAACGTCGAAATAGATTACGAGGAGCATTGTTTATATTATCCAAATATTTTGTTGGGTGTTTTATTTCTCTCAGTATGTATTATAATGCATCGTCGTCGTTCTGGATTGGCAAATCATAAAAAAGCATATTCGTGTGCGATGTGTCCGGATCTAACAAGGCCCACAATTTCATACATTTCCATAATAGACACAATTTGGTTGTATCCCGAATCTGACTTGGGATGGGTGTTAACAAACACCACAATACCATACACGCGGTCGGGTTCAAGTATCTATTTCAATACGTTAGCCAATTTGATTAGTTTTTACGATGAAGTATTTAACAAAACCGCGATTAGCCAACCGGTTGGTAATGTCGGATATTCTCTCGGGGTTGGCACAGTAACTCGTGCGTATGGGGACAACCGACTTTATCTGAAATTGAATAGCGGTCAAACCGTGGTTGTTTGGACGTTAATGACGCAAATTACACGACAGGCCGATCTTCCAGTGGGTGGAAATTCGCCGGATGGAACGGTTGGTTGGGGGCTCATTTATTGCGACTGGGATTTAAATGGAGTGTTGGACCCGTATAATTATACCCCACCAAGTGCGGGGACGGAAGTCCTCCGGTTTCGGGTTTTGT